CTTCATCACACTGTACGTCTGTGAATACCTATACCGTAGATTATTTGAAAAAAAACGTTCAGTGTGATGAAGTCATTAAACTCAAAATAGGTACACAAGTGATGTGTATTGTAAACTTGAATGAAATGATATGCAACGGAAGTCAAGGTATTGTGACGGGGTTCAATCCAAATCCAGTAGTTAAATTTGGATCTATAGAAATGACTATTCAACCGCATACATGGACCAATGATTTAGATAGTATTGTACAGATACCTTTGATTTATGCATGGGCGATTACCATACATAAAGCACAAGGTGCTACGCTACAAAAAGCAGAGATTGATTTGGGTAGTTCCGTTTTTGAATATGGACAAATTTATGTAGCCTTGTCTAGAATCACAACGTTGGAAGGATTATATTTAACTAAATTCAATGCCCAAAAAATAAAATCGCATCCTAAAGTCATTGCCTTTTATGATGAATTACAGTAAACTACAAATCTAACATATATATTTTTTTAAATGACTTTAATATAATGTGTGTGAACATAGTGTAAAATGTTTCACAAATATGTTCAGTCTATCATTAGAAAAAAGCCAGTGGATAAATCGCCTGAATTTATTGAATATTTACTACCATCTTCTGAAATTGTTAAACTAACCTTAGAAAATCCACCTTACCAAACGGATTTAAATTTACAAAAGGTGGATGGCATGATAGAGTCCTATCGTGAAAATCCAGAATATGGAAGATTTAAAAATATAATCGTCATTGCTGCGCGTATGGTAGGAGAACCTACGTTGTATTTAGTGGATGGTCAGCATCGCGTAGAAATGTTAAAACAAATTCAAGTCAATTATTCTTTTAGAGTTATTTTTTATCCAATTTATACCGATGATCAAATGCGAAAATTATTCAAAGAATTAAATCATGATTCGCATAAAAACATGACGTATGTATCTCTTGGTGCTGATACCGCAAAAATGGTAGACGATTTAATTAAACACTATGAAAATAAACCCTTTACTAAAAAAAAGGGTATCAGTAAATTGTACACCGTTAACTATTTTTTTATTCATGAAATATCGGAATACATTAAAACCTTTGATACGTTACCTGAGTTGATTCAAGACCTAGAACAGAAACAACGGGATTTTATTTCTAATTGCGACTTTACTAAATATTATGCAGAAGAGGCAGATTGTATCACGTCTCAATTTATTTTACCCATTAAATCGTGTAATTTTAAAGACTATTTGAAAGATACAACCATACAACCTACCTATCAAGGTAAAAATAATGCTATTCCTAAAACCATTCCACTTACATTGAAGGGTCGTGTATGGAATGAACATATTGGACGTGATCATGGTACTACAATATGTATGGTATGTAAATATACGCTCATTGATAAAATAAGTTTTCATTGTGGACATGTCATTGCTGTAAGTAAAGGCGGACAAAATACGGTAGAGAATCTTAGACCCATCTGTCAATCATGTAATTCATCTATGGGAAACGAAAACATGTTTGAATTTATTAGCCGTGTTTCTTAACACGATAGTATAATTCTAGAAAACGATAATACGTACTATTGATGTATAAACCAACATGTTTATACGATATATCATACATAATTATTTACTATATATTATATGGATCCATGGCATTCTATTGATATTAAAGTTCCTGAAAAAATGATTACTACAGATAAGCGTGGTCGTGAAATGGTGAGAAATACACTGACACCTCAAAAATCATTATCAAGATCTAATAAAGTGCCAAGTATTAATTTAATTCCTACTAAGTTATCAAGAGATGATTTGCATAGAGAATTAGAGTATCAAAAGGACAAGTTACGTTCAAAATTAGAAGATCTTCGGGAACGAAGCGGTGATAATGAACGATTGGGATCTGTGTTATCGGATTATGAAAGTGTATATCAACACATGAAAAAACAGGATGAAAGTCATCAATCGCAATTAGAATTTATATTAAAATACATTGATGATATTAAGGAAACTCGTGGCTTGACAGAAGAAGGAATAGCACAAATAAAACATGAACAAGATACTATTTTTGGAAGATTACAAGAAATAAAACAAAAAATATCTGATATTAATGTATGAGTATTGCTGATGTAGACGCCGCATTACGTGATTTAGACCAAACAATTACACGAAGGAATACTAATCTTGATGCATTCATGAGAGATATAGGACGAGAAATAAACCATATCTTAGATCAATTAGCGGAATGTGATAGAGCTGTTGCATCAGGTCTTGCTCCTCCAGCAGATTTACAAAGGATTCTGGATGAAATACGTAGATTGATCACTGAAGTTGAACGTATTCCACTTGATGATGCTAAAAAAGATGAGATTTTGGCTCGTTTAAGGCGTGAATATCACAATAGATCTATAAGAAGAAGTGCTCCATATAGCTCAGCGCCAGGACCAAGTTCTAGTTCTTCTAGCGTTAGTCCTGCTCCTGGTGCTCGCTCTGGGGTGTTTTCTGGTTTTAATTTGTTTAGTTCTCCTTCTAGTGCTTCTAGTTCTCCTGTTCTTGGTTCTTCTAGTGCTTCTCCTGGTGCTTCTCCTTTTGGTCCTCCTAGTTCTGACATTGAATTGAGTGCTCCAAAAGGTGTGGGAAAAGAGGGTACACTATTAAGACCTCCTAGTTCAGGTCTTAATCCATTACTAAGCCCTCCTCCTCTTGGTCCAGCTAAACCTCTTTTTGGTGATGATGATGATGATGATGATTATCATGGTCCGGCAATAAGACCTGATGATGTTCCTAAGTCGACTGCTTTTGATGTTGTTAGTGCTGATGTACAAAGAAGAAAACATGAAAGAGATTTATTTGCATCTAAAGGTACAGCAATAGGTGGTAAAAAATCAAAACGTAACAAAAAATACAGAAAGAAAACAAGACGTTAAAACCAATATTAAAATTAAATACAAGAAGATAGTATGGATTTAAACATTGACAATTATTCTCTGAAAGATTTACTTCACCTTTTTAAATTACCCGATACGTTTACGGAATCCCAATTGAAAGAAGCTCGTAAACGCGTCATTGCCGTTCATCCAGATAAATCAGGATTGGATAAATCCTATTTTATTTTTTTTCATAAAGCCTACACTTTATTAGATACAGTGTATAAGTTCAAACAAAAGGCACAACAAAACATGTCAGAAACCATGAAATTTTCTGACATTATGGAATCCATGGAAGAAACCGATAAAAAAATAATCGCAAGTACATTTACGTCCAATCCTAAATTCAATCAAGAATTTAATAAATTGTTTGATACACTTTACATCAAAGATGATGATGGATATGGTGATTGGTTAAAATCCAATGATGATTTAGACATTCCTTACAAGGATCGTAAACAAATGTCGCGAGCACTTATTACGTCCACCATTGAAGCAGCGAATCATGCCTCTTCCTTTTCGGATTTAAAACAAGTGTACACGACGGATACGGTGATGGGTGTATCGGAAGAAGATTACCGTCCTACGTATAAAAACATTCAGGAATTGAAGGAGGCTAGAAATACAAAACTTGTTCCCTTGGATCAAAAAACAGCTTTGCAAATGATAGAACATGAACATGAATTAGAAAGTAAACAAGCAACAGAACGTGCGTTTCGTTTACTCCAACAAGAAGAAATAAATAAAAAACAACAACAAACCTTTTGGAGTAGTTTATTAAAATTAACGTAAAAAATTTTGTTTCTTTAACCAGGTTTCTAGTTCACGTAACGAAATTTGAGTATGCATTTTATTAACACTTAAACGCGGATTGTAAGGTTGATGTAACATGATATGACGACAAATGTAAAAGATCTTTTCCAAATTGACCTTTTCATATTTTGTTAATACCTGAGGCAATTGCATTTGTTTTCCAGTGCGAAGATTCACTGAATTATGAAAATCAAATAAAAATTTTTGTAATGCAGACGCCGTTGGTGGCATGGATGCATTTTTCATATACTCAGTTGCATGCGATGCACAATCAGGACACGGTAAAGAAGCACATACTAATTTAATCATGGCGAACACTTCTTTTTTAAGAAGGGCATATTGTTGTTCAGATAGTTTTAATGAAAGGGTATGTAAAAACATCCAAGTAGGTTGTCCCCATTTAATCATATGATTAAAAAATAAAATATTTTTAATTTAATGAAATGTTATTATCCACAATGTAAAGGAAGAATTTATAAAACATATCCGCCTAATGAATTGTGTTCATCTACCCATCATTTTTGTTATTATCATTATCAACAATTAATTGCTTCTACCAAAGAAGAAATACGACAAATTTATAGTAAAAATTGTGCAATCATAGTTAGTACTAAATCATCCAACGATGATGAAGATACATAAGTTTTTGCAGCAGCAATGAGTTTTAATTTATTGTTGTAGGTGACATATTCATCATATATATCATGACATGTATTACACGGTGACCAATTGCATGTCAATGTACTACAACAAAAACATGGTAATGAAATGTGGTACAATTCAATAAACGATTTATATTTTGTAAATCGTTTTGTTAACACTCGTACATGATCTATGTTATCAATGTACATCATAGGGCATGTAAATGGATAATTAGGCGGTATTTGAATGTAGATAGATGGAGAAATAATAATTTTATTATCAGATAATACACCTACTTGTTTTTCACGTGTTAATCGTTTCAACATATTTATGTAATTGGTCTAGGTTTAATATAAAAAATGAAATGATAATCCATGTTTTTATTTATAAAAATGGAGTGTTGCATTTGTTTTGAAAATGCTCCCAACTACAATCTTAAAGGGTGTACACATTCCATTTGTAAATCATGTGCTTTTACCATGTCGTTAGATGAAAAAAATCAAGTATCTCCATTTGGCGATTGTATTGACATAGACATCATTCTATATCAATTGACCTGTCCACTTTGCAGAACCGTAGAACCGTATCCCATTTCACGCGACTATAGAAAATATTTAAATCAAGAATATGAAGAAGCTTATCGTATTTGGTTTGAAACGGAATTGTTTAAAAACCATCATGGAACCATGTATTATACAAGTCGTAGAAAACAAAATGTTAGGTTTTTCCCCAATGAAACATACGATCTTTATTGTCTTATGAATATAATTTCGTATGGATCTAGAACAACCTCGTTGTATATAAATGATCATAATTTATACAACGATCCAAAATATTTTATCATATCAACCCACTCCTTTCATCCTGCTTATTTTTGTCCTTATACCGTGTCAAAATGTAAGTATGTTATATAAAATACATATTAACAATATTATGTTATTTGATATGGTTGTCCTACAGAAGTACTATAATGAAGTATTGATGCACCATATGGTCGTGTAGTATACCATGAAGTTATAAAATCAGTTAACTCAGAACTGTCAAATGTATCTGTTATTTTTTTATAATTGGATAATTTTGAACCAAAAAAAGAACTTGCAATTGTACCTAAATCAATTCCAATTTGTAACGATGAAGTTGATGTAATTGATGTATAATTGCCAAACAAAACTAATTCTCCTTCCGCTACATTGGTATAACAATTATCATTCATTAATAATATTAATATTGAATAATCGGGATTTTCATTAAGAACTTTACAAAGGTCAATTAGATAACTAGATACATTTAAAAATCCTCCGTCTCCTATGACCATTACAGCACCTTTGTATTTATTGGTTCGTAAATATCCAGCAGTAACTGAAATGCTAGACCCAATTGCACTAAATTCACCCAGTATAGAAATAGCCATAGTATTTTTAAGTCTAATAAAAGAGTTTGTTAAAAATGATACAAGTCCTACATCCGTTGAATATAGTAAATTGTCATCAATTACCATTTCTAAATTACCATTGGTATAGTTATTTGGTTGATTTTTATATATTACGTCAAAACATTGAGCAACAATAGAAATGGTTGTTAATGTAGTATTATCAATAAGTGATGTTTGAGATTTATAAGCATTTAATATAGTAGATACATATGTGGATTCACTTTGTCTAACATCAGACCATGCAACTAACGGAAATGGTACATTTACGTAAAATTTTAAAAATAAATTCAAAAAAATGTTTACATTCATATATAACGTATTTGATATATTGGATGATGATGGAGGATATTTAGATTTAGAATTTAATATATAAAAAAGAGGTGTATTTTCTTTCATATAAGGATATATATCTGTATAAATAATACCACTATAATTTTGTCCATCCCCCACATCTATGACAACTGTTGCATTTTTATATAATTGATTGATGGTAGGATTACTAATAGGTCCATCTATTCCAACATTTGAATATTCTAATGGATTTATATAAGTTTTTGATAATAAAGTTAATGTAATAAAAATATTTTTATATATATTGGATAAATCTGCTAGTTTTTTTACAATTTCTGGATCTACACGTTCTCCAACACGAATGATAATTTTACTAGAAGAATTAAAATTTGAAAAAATTTTTCTTATAAAAGAAACTGTATAGTTAATGTTGATTGGATACGATAATGTAGAATTTGACATGGGTGTATATTTATAAGTAGAATACCAACATGAATCTAATACAAAAACGGCAACTGGACCTTTTCCCGGTGAGGAAGGAGTTCCATATTTAGCAATTGTAAACGCATCTAATAACATGGTTTGTGGATTGATTGTATTCTTATCTATGTAAAAAACGTATTTGCAAATAGTAGAAAATAAACTTTTGTCAATAAACTGAAAATCTACTACAGGAACTCCAAAAAAACATACTAATGGATTAGATTCGTAGAATGTAGTACCAACACCTGGTGTTGCCATTAAAGTTCCTGGTCCTGATGTAGAAAATGTAACACCAACTTTATTCAAAGAAAGGGCTTCATATGAAGCCATATAAAGCGATGATGATTCATTGCATGCATGTACATAATTAATAGAATTATTTGAAATAAATTGTTGTATATTTTTATTAGCTTGATACCAAGTTGCACCAGGAATACCATAAATGCTACTTCCAATACCATTGATTTGAACAATGAGGGTTAATAACATTTCTGTAAATGTATTAGAAGATGTAATATATGGATTTAAAAGTTTAAACTTCATATATTATCTTTATATAATTACATTTGATCTAAAGGTGTTACTTGTCCAATCGTTTGGTTATGAGGATCCATGCCAGGATATGAATTTGTATTGTAGGGAGGATCATTGCGTGTAGCATCTAATAATAATTTAGGTTCTTGTACTTTATACACCACTTCATTTTGTGCATCATAGGTTTTTTGAAGATGCAATACTGGACAATTGATTCCTTGAGAACGTTGCCATTCTACAAATTGGGTGTATTCATCTAAATTATGGAATACAACAGGATTGACACCTGGAATGTCAGCTAAGTTTGTATTTTTTAACCAAATTTCATTACCGCGTTGAATCAATACATTAGGGCATCGTGGACGAAATCCTTCCGTTATGTCATTGCTTGAATAATTCAAAATGACATATAAAATACTAAAAAAGGCAATGATAATAAATATCCATCTTACCTTCATAACTATAAAAAATAAAATATATTTATAATATATGATTGTTTCTATTAAGCATCCAGATGATCTAAGTAAATTGAGTCATGTTGCTAAAAAGAAAAACATTCTTACAAGATTTGTCATGAATGGATGTCATTGGTGTGAAGATACACAACATGAATGGGATATTATGACTAAAAAAGCAATTTTATCACCTGATGATGCTATTGCAGAAATTGAATCTAGTTTTATTAATCAATTTAAGTACATGATTGAACCTAAACGAAAAATTTCATTACCTATCTCTGGATTTCCTACGGTTCTTATGATTAAATCCAATGGAGTTATTAAACATGAAGGGGATCGTACATCAAATTCGTATTTAAAATTACTAAAGTCTAAAACTAAAAGAAAATTAAAAAGAAAAAAAACAAAAAAAATAATGGATTGATATAAAAATTGATTTCTATCCTATACATAAATACATATCTCATCATGTCTAAAGGACTTGCGGAAACTTATTTGAAGCAGACCGACATTGAACATGTTCTTTCTGCTCCAGACATGTACATTGGTCCTATTCAAAAAACAGATACTCTAAACTGGATGTTTGTAGATGGAAAAATGGTACAGAAATCACATGAATTTATTCCGGCTCTATATAAACTCTTTGATGAAATTGTAGTGAACGCATGTGATCAATCCAAACGTATGGAAGCCACAGAAACACCCGTTACTTACATTTCATGCACGATTGAAAAAGGAACCATCAAAATTACCAATGATGGTCCTGGCATTGATGTAGATCTACATCCAACCTATCAGGTGTACATTCCGCAATTGATCTTTTCTGAATTACGTACCTCTACCAATTATGATAAAAGTGAGAAGAAGATTGTCGGTGGTC